GTGACTATCAATTTGAACTCCTGATAAGCGCAGTTGTAGAGGTATTTGCGGGCATGGTGATTGTAAACGTGGTGGTCGATGTTTTGTCAGACCCAAAGTCCAGAACCGCTACAGACTTGTTACCTTTGGATGCGTTGTAAATCAAAGCACACCGGGCGGTCAAAGCCGCAGTCCAAACCACGTTAGCCCAGTTTGCATAGGCTGTATAACCAGATGAGCTAATAGCTACCCCAGTCATAACCTGTCCACCGGCTGTATAGCCTGTACCAGAGACTTCATTGGTGCTGCTGTAAACAGTAGTGTCTGCGTTTAAATCAGCCGATGCGGTGTATAAAGCAATCTTGATCGTGTCCGTAGACAAGTCGTGGATGGCTTGATACAACTCCTTCTTGAAGCTGGTAGTCTGGGTCTGGACTATGCTCATGTAACCGCCTGCCTGTATTGACCACTACGGTATGCGTCTTGACGCTCCATACCATCACCCAAGCGTTTAGCTAGTCCAAGAGCTTCCTTATACTTTCCATCGTACAGCGCAATTAAATCTTGCTCACCCTTCATAAAGGTGTACGCCTCTACCAAAGAACCATACAGCAGTACAGTGTCAAAGTTATCACCAAGCCATGTCGTAGTGGCGGTGGTAATAGACTCAGGATAGTAGTAATAATGAAGCTCTGCGGAGTACGTTGTATCTGGAGTGGGGCCAAGAATAAAACTTAACTCATTGGATATGGTAGAACCTGTTACCGTCGGGCCAAACAAGGCATAGTACTTTGGAGTTCCTGTGCTTGTTGAGCTTGGGTAAGCTTCCCGAATAAAGTTAACATCTTTATTGAGTAGGAATATATAGTCCCCACCACCATAAGGAAACACCGCTAATGAGTATGGAGCAAGAAAATCATTGGGGCAAGACAAGTATTTGTTACTAGCTGTAACTGTGCCAGTCACATTCTTGCGCAATGAAGGGAACTGCACCGAGTTATAGATGCGCTGTTCCGCTTGCTCAATGAAGCGGTTAATCTGAGCCGTCGGAGATACAGTAGACGAATCCGCAAGGGTAATCGTCGGAAAGTTATTTTCCGTATAAGTCTGTATCGCGGACGAAAGCTCAGAATAGTTCATGCCATCGGGCCTCTTGCCATCACGCCTTTGGTGGCACAGCCAGTACCACGGATTTTTATGCCGTCTGTTTTGGTAGGCTCATTGCCTGCGGACTTGCTAATATTTCCTATGCTTACGTCATAGGTATCTGCTTTGCTGCGGTTAGGAGGAAATCCGGGGTTTGTACCAAATTCTTGTGGAGCCTTGGTCATTTTCTTGCCATCCATTGTGTGTGGTTGCGCATAGACAGCAGCAGAACCAATTTCTTTGCCGCCTTTTTTCATACTGTATGCCATGATTTACCCCGTCTTTTGGTTAGCTGCACGAGACATATTACGACCCATACGCATACGGTCTTCGCTGGTAGGGCCACCTTTTTTTAACTTTAGGGTTGTACCCTTACCGCCTTTATGTTCTTGAGCGTCATGTTGTTTAAACGCCTTCTTGATCATGGCCTTGTCTTGCGCCATATCGCTCTTCATGTTTTCTTTAGCCATCATAAACTCCTATGAAACCGTTACTGTGCCAACACTTGTGGTTCCAACCAAGTAATTGGGCGTTAAAGCTGCATCAAAAAAACTAGATCCACCTACTGGATACCAGCCCCACTGTATATCCCTTGAGCCTCCAGTTAGGTTACCTGTACTGTTAACCCCAGCCGTTACATATGTGCTGTCATGGCGGGGATTACGCACAGCCTGTGGGTCATCTACCGGATACATACCCAGTTGCAACTGAGGCTGGTCAGGATCCCAGCAAGAACTACATACAAGCAAATTGTACGTCTTTGTCTTGATGATTTCCTTGCGTAACTCCGTTAATTTAAACTGAGCGCCACACCTATCGCACATGGCAATACTATTCTTGCCGGATGCAAATCTATTAGACATTTCACGTTCCGCTTCCGATAAATGCTTGGCGAGGTACAAACCTCACTGCTGCTTTCTCGCGGTCTTCCTCTGCCGCAGAAGCCCAAGCTTCATCGTATTGTTGCTTTAGCACTTCTAACCTGCTTCCGCCATTTGGAACTTTTAAAGCAAGATAATAAGCTAACCCTGCAACCATGCAAGGCAAAAACCGAAACGGTACATCCATTGTGTTTACACCAGTTCCAGCATTGTCTATGCGGCGCAAACGCCAGTAAACAAACTGATAAGTCTGGGAGTTGTCTGGTATAGGCCAGACTGTAAATCGAGGAGTTTCAAGCCGTTCTATCCACACCTGAATAGGACGAGCCTGTTGCAGTTTATTAGGGATGGTGGCATAGGTAGAAACACTAATACGGGTGATGGTCAGATCTGCCTGCGTGGAAGAGCTACCTGCACCGGTACGGATGACATGTTCTAAAAGGTCTACAGTGTCTTCTGGTAAGTTGTATGTGGCTGTTCCGGGGACAAGGTTAATGGTTCCTTGTTCAAACGTCCACATGTTTATGCCACGGTTTGCCCAATCGGCAAACATGATGTTTAAACTGCGCCTAGCAGTGCGCAAGTCATATCCTGAACGTAGTTCGGAGCCAGCACGTTCAAACGCTTCCTCAACTATTTCCGTGAGGTCAAGATTGAAGTTTGCAACTCCTGATACAGCCATGTTTTACTTCTTTGCAGTTTTTGCAGAATTAATAAATGCCTGAGCAGTGGGCGCACCTTTTTGACCGGGTTTGCGCATCTTTTCTTTACTGCCAGCCGCAATACGCTGCTGTTTTGCATGGATGTTAGCGTATAACCCAACTTTACCACCATCAGCATACTGAGTGAAGTCAGTATCGTCCCGCCGGGGCAATTTCTTGCCCTTTGGCATCTTGGACGGGGATATATCGCCCATACCCCGGCTAGACATCATTTTTTAGTCATCCCGCCACCGCACATAACCATTGTGCAGTTGGTTTTACCACGCTGGGCAATACCATCTGCGCGAGAAGAAGCAGAGCCACCCTTTGCATAACCACGCTGACCACGCACCATATCCCTTGGATTCATGGCTGGCGCAGGAGCAGTCATTCGCAATGATTTCATATATGCTTTATCAGTAGCGGCGCGAATTTTTGCCTCTGCTACGCTTTCTGGGGTTTGATCATTATCGTCCATGATTCATTCCTTAGCAAAATTTACCACGGGTTTTTCCGCGCTGTGCAATTCCATCGCCACGGCGCGAAGCAGAAGAAGTAGAGCCACCGGAGGCCATTTTTTTAACCTTGCCACCACGTTTCATAGGATTGCCAGCCTCATCACTATCACCGCTGCTTAGAGCAGCACGAGCGGCAGCATTAGGGTCACGGCGCGGAGCATAGTTTTTCATAGACGCATCACGTTTAGCCATTGCGTCTTGCTTATCTACCATTGCCTTGCCACTCTGCGTGTACTGATCGCGGGGGACGTAAGCTGCTGTGCGTTGAAGAGGCTGACCAAGCTCATCAAGGCCACGGTTTGCATTGTCCTGAGCTTCCATAGTCATACGGTCTTGCGTACTAGGACGAGGAACGTATACACCAGCTTTAGTGCCTTCTGGCGGTTTACGAGTTAAACCCTGCTCTTTGTTTAAAAAGTCACGCAGACTCAACCCAGAGTCTTCCAGTTCTTTTTTGGAAACAATACGATTAGCCATGATTAATTCCTTAGCAGACTTTTCCGCCGCGTTTCATAACAATATCTTTGCCTTTGGTCTTACCTTTGGAGGAAATGCCATCAGCAGACTTATGACCCGATGACAAGCCACCAGCAGCCATCTTCTTCATGCCGCCTTTTTTCATACCCATCATTTGTTTTTTATCCAATGCCATATCAGCCTTGGAGCCTTCTTTCATGCCTTTTTTCTCTACGTCCTTACCGGACTTTTCAAAATCAGCCATGCCGCCTTTTTTCATGCCAGAAGACATACCCGGAGCCATGCGCGGGGTCATTGCTGGCGCTCCGCCCATAGCCGCACGTTTCTTAGCCATTATCATTGCTGCCATACGGGGATCCATTTGTGTAGCCATAGTATTACCACCTTGTGAAAATTTGCGTCCCTTGTCCGCAGTTGTAAAATCTTTTCCCACAGATTGTGGGATTCCTACTTTCTTGGCAAACGCTGGCGAATTTGCTATCGCAGCCATGAAATTATGTTGTTTTTTGCTAGTTGAAGGCATTATTTATTCCACCAATGTAATACTTGCATAAGCCCTGCGCCAACAACTCCAGCGAAACCACCAACTGCTAGGAGCATTTTCCAGCCGCCTTTGGCTTCGGACAGAGTTTTATCAATGTCAGTAAGCATTTTCTTAATATCGTTTATGTCCGCAGCCATCTTGTCCATGTCTGATTGCAGATGTGCAATGTCAGAAGCATGGGTAGCTAGTTCACGGGCAGTTTGTATTGCGTCTTCCATATCAGCACTTCCACCTTGCTAGTGAAGCCGCCTTGCGGGTAGGCTTGCCTTTTTCGTCTTTCATCGGCCCCGGCATACCAGACATACGGGCGCAGAATGACTTCTTGCGTGGGCCACCTTCTGGCTGCGGAGCTTTTAAGTTACTACCTGTTGCAGCATTGTACTTAGCTCTACCTTTAGCCGTCAGCCCAGCCCCTTTAGAGACCGGCAGTTTCTCGCCGCGACCTACTGCAAGGGATGGGTTTTTCTTAGCCATTTGCTACTTTAAGTTTAAGCCGTGCATGCTCCTTGAGGAGCGGTTGCAAAGCATCTTGTTCAAAGTTACGGGTAAATTCTTGACTGCCAATATGAGGTAGGCTGATAGCTGGGTCTAGGTAAATCTTAAATCCTTCTTCCCTCGCTCGACGGCAGAACGCATAGTCCTCGCCAATGTACTGCCCATCAATCAACAGGAAATCAAAGATGGCGTATTCAGTCTCGCCATCGCCATCCCCTTGGTATTCCCACTCAGGATGTTTTTCCATCATGTGTTCAATGACATGACGACGGATAAGCATAAACCCTGTGGCTACGCTCTCAACGCGCATCAAGCCGTTCTCGTCAAACTCCAACTGCTTGTGTTCATCCAAGTAAAAGTCAAGGAAAAACTTAGCATCCGTAGCACGGCGAGGGTATGTCCCAGCGACTACATCTTTGTCTGTAGACAGAGCAAGCAAACGAGTCACAGCTTCTACGTTAATGACCACATCTGCGTCTACAAACAGTAGGTCGGTGCAGTCAGACTCTATAAAGTTACGTACTAGCTTGTTACGCGCCTTAGAGATAATAGAGCAGCCAGATAGGTGCGCCAGATGAATCTGGACACCCATTTTATCCAACTTGGGAACGAGTTGTGCTATGGCAAACGCAGTCTTAATATTGACCTTGCCGTCATAGCACGGGATAGCAAGCATGAGCTTGCGTCCCACCAAGTTGAAGCTCTTATCAGCCATAGAAAATGTTTACTGCCAATAGGTTAGACATCTGCGCGTAGATACCGTTTACAGCTATCACACCATCATCAGGGATAAATGGAGAGTTGTTAAAGCTATCACTTGCGCTTACATCGTAGCTCATCAGCCAACGATCCGAATACACCATTGCTGCA